TAATATCTGTTCAGTTAATTGTAATTTCTGATTTGTGTTACTTGTCCATATATCTAATCTGATTGTCAAATTGTATGGGGAAGGCATATGTCTTTCCACAGTAAATGCATTACCTTGTGTTGTTTCGTATGTTTCTGTACTTGGGTTATATTCTCTTTGTTTAACTTGAACTTTACCAACAAAATGTGGTTCTTGGACTCTATCTCTGGCATATTCCAAACCAGTAACATAGAATGTCATCATTGGGACATTCAAAATACTACTCTGTGAATTATTTTGAATAATATTTGCTACTTGTCTTGATGAATCACCATAACGAATTGGAACAGTTAGGTAAGTTATATTTCCATCAGAGTCCTTTCCATACTCGACTTGATAGTTACTAAACAATCTAGTAAATTGTAGCAAAAATCTTCTTATCTGAGCATCGTAATGAAATTGTACTGGCATCTTAGTTGTCTGCTGATGGTTTTAATAAATCACTTAATCCTTGTAGAGTTGGTATGTTTCCTCTATCTTTTGTAGTTATCGTATCTGAGTCAGTAATAAATTTATTACGTTGTGTATTGTTATCTGTTTCACCAGGTGTTAAATTGGTTCTAACATTATCTTCAACTTTGACCCAACGAGTTCCATCAAATCTAAACAATCTATTTGGAAAATAATCTAATCTCAATGCATAATCTCCTATTAAAGGATTAAATGGGAATGTAGTTCCAGGTGTCACTGGTAAACCATTAGGTGGTAAGTTATTACCAGTTAAATATCCTGCTAACCAACCATTTGCCTCTGGTGTTACATTTGTTTTATCTACTGTTACACCATCCATATCGGCTGTAAAACTTGTGTTATCTGCTTTGACACCCTCTGGATCATCTGGAATTTTATCTGCCCCCACTGGTTCTATATAAAATTTACTTACATCATATCCACTCGATGGGAGTTCTGCTACTGCTTGAGCAACAATTTTTTCATTTATCTCTTGGTTACGATTATGTGTACTGAGGATATCAGTTAATGTTCCACTAAATTGATCATCTGCACTAGGAACAGCACCAGCAACTGTAAAGTCTTGATTTAGTGAATCTGTACTATCTGCTGTGTATACATCACTATCTACTGTAATTGTAGAATCTGATGTGAACCATTCTGTTGTACTATCTCTTTGTGACTTGTCAGCATATAAATCTAAAACAGATTTGTACTCTTGACTTCCCACTAATGGAACTGCTTTAACTCTCCAAAGATGTGGATACCAAGTTGGTGAGAAACCTTCACTTGCATAACTTGCATCTTGTATCACATATAATTTAGGTAACGGAGTTTGTAATGAAGTGTCGAGAGGGTGGTAGTCTCTTAAGTTTGGTACCTCGATGACATCACCATTCATTAACTTTCTTCCAAATGTATCAATCATAGTGTTGTAATGGAATACTACAAACAATGTATCTTGTTGAAGGAATAAACCAAACTGACTTAAATCAAAATCTATATCTTGAACATTGAATACACCTCTTTGGATGTAAACATCTTCATCATACTTTCTATCTCTGTTTTCTAATAGTAAGACATCCTCAATAAAAAGAACATCGGTATCTGTTGTACCTGGTTGTGTTGCATCATAGCCATCATCAGAAGAGTCTTTTGTATTGTCTCCAGTTTCTGATGGTCCTAAATATTTGTGAACATAAATATCGATACCACCAACTGTAAATGTTTCGGCAACGGTTCTATCTATGAATCTATAATCGTTTCCTTTGTAAGGTTTGTAATTACTTAATCGTGGCATCTTCTTGTGAATTGAATTTTCATATCTTGTATTTATCTTCTAAATTGTCAAGAATTTTTACTAAAATCCCAAAACCGACTAATTAAATTTAAAAAAAATTGAAAGTTGTATAACTATAGTTTAAAAAGATACTAAAATATTTTATATATGGCAAGAGCAAAAACAATTGATCAAAAAGGAATGGGTTTAGAACCTACTTGGATTGATGTCGATAATAGGTCATTGGCTATCGGTCAGGCTTTAAATTGGTATAACTATTACAACGGTTATAAAGAAGCAAAACAATTTATATGTCAGTATCTTGTAAAACAAGGTAAGAAAGATATTGCTACACTTGTTAAGAAAGTAAAAGATTATGATGTAACAAAATCTATTGGTTGGTTAGTTCAGATGAACCACAATGGATTAGAATTAGAAGATCACGAAGTAAAGAAAATAGATAATCATATTGATGAACTAGTACAAATAGCAAAAGGAATACAAGAAGAGAAAGCCGAAACTAAGACATCTAGACCAAATGTTCAAGAAATAATGAAAGAGAGAGCATTGGAATTGGGTGGAGAACTTGAAGGACTATTAGATGAATATATAAAACTCGGTGTACCCACTTCTCATAAAATAAAACCCATAACTGTATTGATGGAGTCTTCTGTACTACCTCAACATATAAAAATATTAATTGAAGGTTGGGAAGCACATAAAAACGAATTCGAAGAAATACTCAAGACAGAAGATAAAGATTTGTTAGAAGCATATAGTAATTTTGGGAAGATTCAAATCAAAAATTTAATTAAGTTCTGTGACTTAGTAATAAAAGATTTAAATAGTTATAAAACCTACAAACAATCAAATAGAGCAAAACCTAAAAAGAAACCAGTTCCAGTAACTAAACTCGTTGAAAAACTAAAATATCTCAAAGAGTTCAATGATTTAGAATTGAAGAGTGTTTCACCAACAAAAATACATGAAGCACAAGAAATGTTTGTTTATGATACAAGTAAGAGAAAACTACATTACTACAAAGCAGATCAGTACAGTGGTGGACTGAGTGTAAAAGGTACGACTATTATTGGATTTAGTGCAGATGAATCGTTTATGAAAACTCTAAGAAAACCAAAAGAACAATTAAAAGAGTTTATGAAATCAAGTAAACCAAATAGTCGTAAATTCATTCAAGACATAAAAGCAGTAGATACTAAACTTACTGGTAGATTTAACGAAAACATAGTTATATTGAAAGTTTTTTAGTGTTCAACTCACCTAACTCTGTAATAATAAATTACCAACGATTTGCAGGTGGAAAATTTATTATAAATTGTCTAACTTTGTCAAAATATACCTCTCTGTTAGATTATGATTCGTTAGACCACATCATAGATAATCCCGATGATTATGAATATAGGTTTGATTTAATCTCTACCTCACTACCAGAAAAAAATCAAATGATGAATTGGGTTGAATGTTATGAACTGGGTGAACCTTATCTTGGGTTTGGAAACTGGTGGAGAGAAGGTGTTAATATACAACATGAAGATAAGAATTTACAGAAATTATTGGATAGTGGCCTTAAATTTTTTATGACATCACACAATATATATGAAACGAAAAATTTATTAAATATTTGGAAAAATTCAGAATTAGTATATTTGATTAATTTTGAGAAATTTCAAAATATTGCAATTGGTTTAAAGGGTGGGTCTTTAACCGACATCAATGGAGACGATTATTGTAGAACAAAATATAATATTTTAAAAGGTAGTGATTGGCCAGATTGGGATGTATTTGAAAACCATATATATGCTGTAGATGATTTGAAGAATGAATACCCTTCGTTTATTATTGATGAAATGAAGGAATTCTACAAGATGGACAAAATAAAGAATAAAAAAAATAAGTTCAATATTGATAATTCTATATTTGATGAAGAAAGTTTTATTATTAGTATGAAAAAGTTGTATCAAGATTTAGGGTTTGACGACTTTAATGAAGAATTAATATCTAAGTTTTGGAAAAAATATACACATTTGCATTTTTAGTAGTATAATGTTCATAACAAGAACAAAAAAGGAGTATGTTATGAAACTAACACTTTTAATTAATGACAATGATCAACTTAAACTTAAACACATAAGTCCAGATGGTAATAAACCAAATGTGTTGGAATTGTGGAATGAAATTTTACAGTCAAAATACAGTCAACCACGTGTTGGTGTTGCTAACTTGTATGGTGTTGAGATTGATGATTATGAGTTTGAACAACCAACACTAATTGGTGTGTTAAAAGGACATGTAAGAGTTCACGATTTTCAGTTTTAATCTAGGGGGATAAGATGGAAACTTATAGACTTACTTTCAAAGACGATTGTTTGGATAAGTTATTGAATCATATGAAAAATAACAAGAGAAGAATCCCATATACTACGGACGAAACTCAAGATTATGGTTTATGGTTAGTGAAAGATGATGGTATATACTTAATGTCACCAACCGATGTTAGATACAATAGAGTAGTATATGCTAACGGATTTGATCCTCAGATTGACGATGAGGATGACCAACTCTGGAATAGGACATATGCTATTTCACCAGATGATTTTGCTGAATTCGTTCCACTTACTGAAGGAATGATGAACAAGGCAATGGATACCAAAGAAATCATTGTTTATTTAAGTAAACATGAACTAACCGTATCTGTATAAAAACATAAATACTGGAAATTATTATTTTTTCAGTAGTATGAATTCTTCAGAAATTAGAAAACACATTGAGTTATTAGAAACTAAACTAATTGGAAATTTAGTTCCAGTTCCATCGGATACATATATGGTTCTATGGTCTGGAAGTGGATATAAAGAAGGTTTTCAAATAGTTTCCTCTCGTGATTTTGATAAGTTTTTCAACGAGAACAATGGTTATGATGAAGATGATATTGCTGAAGTCAAACAACTTCAGTCGGGTGATTTCGTCAAAATGGGTATGGGCGATAGTTCTGTATATAAATTCTGAAGATAAATATAAGATAATATATTAATGATTATCTTATGGCTACAGTTCCACAATTAAAACAAGAAATATTTGACTATGCGGCTCTTCGTTTGGGTGAAGGGATTATTGATTTAGAATTAGATCCAGCACATTACGAGATTGCATATCAAGATGCGTTAAGAACTTATAGACAAAGAGCACAAAATGCAACGGAAGAAAGTTATCACTTTTTAGAATTACAAGAAGAGACAAATGAATACACACTTCCCGATGAGATAACACAAGTAAGACAAGTTTATAGAAGAACAATGGGAAGTACAAACGGTCCGTTTAGTACAAGTTTTGACCCATTTAGTTCGGCAACATTAAATGTTTACTTACTAAACTTCACATATAGTGGTGGTTTAGCAACATATGAATTGTATACTGAATATGTAGAACAAGCAGCAAGAATGTTTGGTGCTTATATGAATTACACATTCAATCCAGTTACTAAAAAGTTAACTTTGGTTCGTAATCCTAAAGGAGATGGGGAGAGAATCCTTCTATGGACTTACAACCAAAGACCAGAAACATTTTTACTCCAGGATCATCAAACAAGTCAGTGGATTAGAGAGTACACATATGCTGGTTGTAAAGAGATTATTGGTCAGGCAAGAGAGAAGTTTGCCACGATAAATGGTCCACAGGGTGGAACACCTCTAAATGGTGCACAACTAAAAGCAGAAGCACAGGCAGAAAAATTACAACTATTAGAAGACCTTAAGATGTTTGTTGATGGATCACAACCACTTTATTGGGTAATTGGATAATGCGATTAAACGATTTTCTGTCAGAGAAGTGGAGTCAAAAATACAAAGACAGTATCAACTGTAATAATCCTAAAGGTTTTTCACAGAGAGCACATTGTGACGGTAAAAAGAAAACTAATGAAGATATAAATGATACAAATGAAATCATTAGAATTCTTGCTATGCAACGAGAAGGTAGTTCATTCAATGATAGAAGATTAGATTATCTTAATAGAATTGTTTTGAAATACTTTGATTCTCCAATCAACATTGAAAAAAACGAAGCGGAATCATTAGACAAGAAGTTAACTAAAATATCTCAATTAGCAAATAAGATTGATAGATTAGAAGGAAATGTAAGAGCCGGTGAATATCAAGATGAAGGTAAATTAAGTAACGCAGAAAAAAACTACCGATTGGCATTCAGTGATTTAATCAGTACCTTACAACAAGCCTACAAAAAAACTAATGAAAGTATCATAGAAAATAAAGAAATTGATGCATATGATAGTGGGTTTAAACACGGATATGGACAAGAAAAAAATAATAACCCATTCAATAAGAATAAACCAGAAGAAAAGAAACAATACTGGCAGTATGAAACTGGATACAGTAATGGAGAAATGGAACGACTTTATCATAAATCAGTTGGTACGATAAATGAGGATTACGATGCAGACTTACCAGTTGTAATGAGTTTAATTATAGAAGCACTGGGTAATGATGACAATTGGAACCTTGATGGTGATGTAAATTGGGATTATGTCGCAAGTGATGTATGGATTTCATTTGGATACGAAGAAATGGGTTATGACAGTGAAGACTTTAATGATTTATATATGGATGCAGCAGAAAGAGTTGCAGAGAAATATGGAACTAATCCACCATATCATAGTGGTCTAGCAATGGAAAGTGACTTATCGGAAACTATTCGTAAGAATGGAAGTAAGTGGACAATCTTTTCTAAAAAAGGTCGTAAGTTGGGAACATATGATACAAAAAGAGCAGCAAAGAAAAGATTAAGACAAATCGAAATATTTAAACATCTAAATGAAGGTATTGATATAGAAGAACTTTTGGATAATCCAACTCCTACTTTAGAAGAATTATGTGAAAAATATAATAAAACTATGGAAGAAGTTAAAGAAGTTGTAAAACAAGGTACACTTCACGAAATGGAACACACTTCATTTGTAAATGTTGCT